GGCACCAAAAACAATAACCTAATTCCTTTTTTAGATTTGCTGGCTATGTCTCTTTATCTACTCCATTCGGATTAGTTTTTGCAATTAGGCCATGTAACTCCCCGACTTCACTAGAGAGGTTTAAAAGGGCATATAAGGCATCCGCAGAGGGAAGCCGGTAAGTCATGGCATATGTTTGATATTCATCTAGCGTCATTCTTTATTCCTATGTGTGTCGTGCAAAACTGCCGTGATACAGTTCTCGTGCTTCGGTGGCTACGAGTTCTGCTAATTCTAATTCTTTATAACATCCAAAAGACTTGTAGACATTGCCAACTTTCATCCTAACACTAAACATACCCCGGTCCTTTCGGAAAGAAACCCCTTTAGTGCCAGAAGAATTATCTACCCGTTTCTTAGAGTTTTGAAGGTTTTCACTTTTAGTCGCTTCTCGTAATGAAGCAAAAGTGGTATCTGACGTATCTCCAAAGCGATGATCCACATCCTTCTCTGGCCACATACCCGTCATGTATAGAAAGGCCAGGCGATGTGCCCTGTACGGCCTACTATCTACTGAGATTCGTACATAACCATTAGTCTCCACTGTGCCAGCTACATCTCCAGCTAGGCCCCTTGAGCCTGCTTGGATTCTCCTAGTAAATATTCCTGTAAGAGGGTCATATACCATTAACTGTTTTAAACGTTCTTGTGAAAGGCTCATGCTCTTTTCTCAGGTTTCCAACGGTCATCTAGGTCTGGACGAGTCTTCATAAAATTAGAAAGAAACATCCAACAACACCCAAGGTGGTCAATGTGAGGTAGTCCGCTTTCTGGATCGATATCTTCTCCCCGTTGGAGGGCAGAAAGATGCCGAGTAAGTGCGCCGATAACACGAGAATAAACAAGACCATTACGCCAATTGTGTGCAGCATATTTATTAGCTCCAAAGGTTAAGACAGCCGCTAGGCCCTCAAGCGCATGAGCATCGAGAAGCTCCATGCGTAGTTTGCTCCCATCATGTTTGGTTCCTGTCACCTGTTTAGGCTCCTGAGGCCAGTAAACTTCTGGAAAAGGTAGTTCCATCTGTTTCATTCTTTCTCCATTAATTATACAAATATACTGGGGGCATGTTGTGCTAAGAGGTCTTTAACATCCTTAGCAACACCACGGACTTCCCATTGAGCATGATTTGTGGTTCTATTCCCTAATAGATCAAGCCACATCTGAAAGTTTCCTGTGATCCGTAAGGAGGTAGTACAAGCCTGTGGTAGTTTATACCTAGCATCCTCTTTCTTCATACCTGCTTCAATACACTCTAGATAAATCAGCTCTGCGTCAGCATTGTTCTTTTCCCATGCTTGTCGTATATACTCTGACATCTTCTCAAGAGCGGGAGGATTTATATACTCCACATTAGTCTCTTTAACATATCGCTGTGATCGCTGTAGGATACCTGCATGTGCTACTCTAACCAGTTGATGGCTACACACACGGCTGATACCTGTAATACGAACTGTGGCATATGCAAACCTCAGAGTAGCAAGGTGCCCAGAGTCTACACAATGAGCAGCTCGTTTTACACAAGATTCCCTATCTGTCTTGCTATCATAGCATTCACTAGCCTGTTCACCTATATGGGCTTCGGGATCAGGGGTGATATAAAGAAGCTCTACGTTCATTTATACTTTGCATTGATGAAGTCCAGACTAACCCACATCTCATCAAAATGCCCATCCTCAACAGCATGTAGCATTAAAAACCCTCTCCAGTGTTTATTTCCTTGTGCATTCATATAAGTTTCATTATGCTCGTAACAAGACCCTGCGATAATAGCCGTAATTACAGAACCATCTGCTCGGGTGTTGTATGCTATTTGTTTTCCTTGCTGGTGTCCGGCAATGGAGGACATGTTAGTTTTACGCAACATAGCCGCAGCAGTAGAAGCAGGCCGACCCGCAACCCCAGTAACAAAATAATGGGAAAACGCCACACCATCGACCACAATAACATCAAGAAAGGGGACCACTTCCCAGCCAAACCCCTCATACCCAAGATCAGCGACACTGAGAACTCCTTCAAGTTTGGGGTCATCATTGACTGCCCGATTAATACGCTCTTCATGGTTGCCCAAGGTTAAGACCATACGAGGACGATATTGTTTCTCCTTGTTACGTCTTGCCCTGTCATTAAACTCCCACATAGGCCCTAGGAAGGCTCTCATGGCTGTCTGAGCAGCCCCAACATCAGAGACATACCTACAACCCTCAAAACTCTTTTTACCCACATCATAGCTTGAGAGAGAGGGCATGTCTGCAAAATCCCCTATGCAGACCATAGTGTCTGGCTGCTTCTCCACCATGTAACGCCCTATCTTATTCAGGTAGGAGAAGTCCACCCCAGGCTTGGCCTGCACATCTGGTAGAACCAGGATTTTACTCATACTTCTTTCCACCAATCAGTGACATCTATTAGACGGTTAAAGGTAGACTGCCCATAATCCGCAAACTCCGTGTGAATACATCCACTAAGAGAGAGGAACATGTGTAGGGGTAAGAATGCTAAATTCACTGTGAAGAATAGTACCCAAGCCAGTAGTAGCATAGGTATGAAAAATACAGTTCCAATACATTTTAAAAGACATTTCATTGCTCATACTCACTTTTATTAGGAGCCACCTTCCCACTCTGAGAGGTGAACGGTATGGCGCCCTTTGTTAACAGAAGATTGAGACCCATCTGAAGCACTAAGTCTAGTTCTTCCTGTGTAAGCTCTCCTGTAAACTCTACACTACCATTAGCAAGCTCAATTGTTTTGTTTATCAACACGTGTTTTCTTTTCTTTCTTGGATTTTTCCAGATGACATGTCTTACATAAAATCTGGAAGTTGTGTTTTTCGCAATAGAGCCGTTCAATATACACATCCCATGAGACAAACCCCTGCTTGGGGTCTACTACTGGAGCAATGTGATCACATTGTACTTCTTTGGCAGGAAAATGACCTCCACAAGAAGCGCAGGAGAAATGCTGTGCTAAACGACCACTCTTTTCGTTAATCTTCTTCTCAGTTCGGGCCTCATTCAGGGTCTGATACTTAGGAGGGTAACGCTGTGTACCACTCCGTAAGACAGAAATGATGAAGGCTTTCTTACGAGCTGGTGACCACTCAATCATTTATGGTCTCTAATAGACATGGTGAGGTGTCCAAGCATATTAAAACCAGACCCATCTACTCCCCAAAATCTATCTCCCCATGTATTTGTTTCTTCCAAAAAGAGTCCTTTAGTGCCTTGTAGTTTATCATAGAGTACTGGGTCTTTATATTTCACTTTTAAAATCTCATACATATATCCTAGCTTCAACACGTCCCAACCTCTACGCAATTCAATACTTCTCCCTATTTGTTTAGCTTCCTTTGGAGTACAAACAGTTAACTGCTTTCGGATGGACATGTCCAATGTTTTCTGAGCCATGTATGCTGCTTCTGTGCTTTGGTACTCCATCCCATTGTAAAGAATGGGAACTAGATGGAAGTTAGATAACCATCTATAAGGACCAAAAAACCCATATACGCCAGGAGCAGCCTTGCTAATTAGGTCTGTGATGGAAACTGCCATATCTCTTTTACCCATTTAGAAAACATTAAAAGTTGCTCAGGAGTAGCATCCTGCTTCATCCTATTTGCTAATTCAGAAATTATCTGAATATTCCCTTTAATATACCCTTTACTAGAATCTATCCTATCTACAGAATATGCATTTGGGGAATGTTTTTGTGTCCCTCTACCAAAAATAAGAGGAGTTTTAAACACTGGACACTCTTTAGGTAAAACAATGTCTTCTATAGTAAGGTTAAATTCTAAATTTCGATATTTAGCTTTACTACGAAGGGCTCGTAGAATATACTGTTCTTGTTTAGCATGGTCTGCGGCAATAGATTGGGCTCTAAGATGATCTTTATTTTTCAGATAAGATTCTCTCTTTAAGAAATTATTTCTTTCTCTGTTTATAACCTGATTTCTCTTAGAGGCCGCTTGTACCTGTGCCTTTCGTTTTTCATTAGTATGATACCGCTCCTTATCTTTTAAACGTCTTACTTCGGTGGTGACCATATTTCTCCCTCAACTCTGCGTATCCACAAACAACGGGCATTCATTAGAAGGAGTTCGTCATTAGAGTATAAATCACGGACAAAGCTAAACATGTCCAGCTCGTCATCATAACTACTAAGCTCATCAAAAATGTGTTGAAGCTTTTTAGGAATGACTTGTCGGGCAATGCCATCGAACCCAAACACATTATCAGTACGGTCACCCATAAGGAGCTGATAATACAAACGACGGATAGCAGGAATAGGTAGCTGTTCAAGACGTTCTCCTGTTACAAAGTTATAATGGTTGCCTGGGATCATGAGCAAATCCTTGTCTATGGTGCATATAACTGTATCATCACAAGAATATAAACCAAAGGCATTACCATCTCGGGCTGCTGTGGCTGCACACTGCATAATCCCCATAGCATCATCCGCTTCCTGCCCATCCTCTACTGAAGCATTATAATGCACAACAAGATGCTGTCGTACATCTTGCAACCACCGAGGACGTGGGGTGTCCTTTCTGTTAGCCTTATACTCGGGGTTATATTCCATACGGAAGTTGTCTGAGCCTGTTAGGAACGCCTTGTAAGACGTTGCTCCTGTCTCCTCCAGGATGCGGCGCATGAGGTCGTCAGCCCTCATAATCGCCACTTCCATAGGCTCCACATAGTCTCGTGCTTTACTAGGCTCACACGAGGCTGCTGACCTATACGCGACTATATCTGCGTCCACTAACGCACAGGTCATAAATACTTTCTCTTACAAGAATACACTAACTCTTTAGACACTAAGGTTTCTGCTTTATTTTGGAATTTTTGAAGGAGTTCTGTTTGAGTTAGTAATGGATAGTAGCTAGAGGGGAGCTGATCATTCCCCCTGTAAGAGTCATTGTCAACATCCTCCCACCTAGTCCACCAATGTTCCTTTGCCTGGAGGATGTACTTCTGATTTAAAGGAGAATGGATTATTCTAGCTTTATAAGACATTTTAAGTCCTTATTCTACAGAAGGAAATTCATCAGCAGGGAAGTCTGGGAGATCAGCAAATCCTGATGGACCGGGAGAAGCCTTGCCAAACACAAAGTCAGTATAGGTCTGTGCAAGAACCATTACGGCAGCAGGTTCCAGCTTCTTAGCACCAATAGACAAAGTGTTGATAGCAGCACTAAGACTAGACTGCTTGACAATGTACACTTGCTTCGCTGCACGCTCTTCAGGGGTTTCATATGTACTCCGTGTGGCTGTTGCACCAGCGGGTGCCTTGTTGATTGTCGCAGCTTGGGCTGCTCCTGTCCCCTGTGCAGGCTCTGTTGATAGACCAGCTTTGGTCATAGACACCCAATCGTTATAGCCTTTATCATTCTTGACAATCTCAACCTCAAAGGTTTCACCTCCTTGAGCAGAAGTGAGCGTCTTAAAGGAGCCTGCGGTAGCTCCAAAGGACATAATTTTCTTTCCCTCTACCTTGCCTTGGAAGGTGTTGTTCTTGTAAGCAACTTCTGCTGTCTGGTAAGAGCCTTTAGCAGTAGGAATTGTCTTAATGTCAACTGATAGGATGGTAATGTTCATATGTTTTATTTCTTTCTTAAGAGATGTTTATATAAGAATCTTGTTCCTATACTTTTAGTATATCACACTTCATGTGCTCTTGTCAAGCACTTTTTGAATTTATTTAAACTTGTGCATTTCTTTCATGTTTGGACCCCATTTACACTCACAAGCCATTGGCACAACCCAATCATAACCAAAGATTTTCTTGATTTCCATTGGAAGGTCTGCAAAGACTTGCTCAAATATCTCCTTCAATCTCAACATGTCCTTTGTATGACAATCTACTACAATGGAATCATGTACTGTTGATCGGAAGATACAATCTATTCCTGTTTTCTTAATCCTCTTGTAAGCCATGATACGAGCAAGCATCATAACGTCTGCTCCTGTGCCCTGTACGGGATAATTAGAGAGGGTGGTCATAGGAACCTTTAGTTCCCCTTTGTAGTCCCTACCCATCGGGATGCTCCAAGAACGTCCCATAGGGCCTTCTAGAGGCCTTCCTGCTACTATGGTGTCCTTCCACCTCTCATGGCATTTGTCTATCCCCTTATACTTCTTGTAAAACTTCTCATTCATCCCATCCCAGAACTTGGCAGAGCTGCTAACGTGCATGAAATCTGGATCATTAGCAAAGCTCCAACCAGAACCACGGAAAATTGTCAGTTATGTTACGGGCACACCGCTTCCGTGTACCCTCTATATGTTCCCATATAGCTCAGACTATATCATCATCCCTAAGGATGTTTGGCGCTTCGGGAACGCTGTTCCCTACGAGCTTTCGCTCTAGTCGTTGCACGTTTTTAAGATTAGGGAGATTACGATAAGTCTCATGATGATGAATATGACATTTTTTACATAAGAGCATGAGGTTCCCTAGATAGTTATTAGTTTGATCATGATCTATATGGTGTCCACACCACATCCCACGAGGAGCTTCTCGTAAATCCATTCCACAATGATTACACGGTACACCAAGTAGTTTTAGTTTCCGAGCAAAGTTTCGGAAAGCATCTCTACCATGCTTGTACATGTGATTCTTTGGTCCTGTTCCAGTTGTTCCACCAGAACCTATCCCAACTAATACACCTGCTTTAGCATTAAAGGTATCTCTGTAATGTTTATGGATTCCCTCTTGTTTCATACTTTCATACTGATGTTCTTTGCTACAGAATTTATGACTGGATCCTGTAGGTATGAACGTCTGTTGACAGAAAAGGCATTGTTTGGGTTTAAATGTTCGCATAATAATTTCTCCTTATACTACCATTATACCACACTTGGACCTCGCTTGTCAAGTACTAAACAAAAGAATCTTAAACTTCGCTCAGGATTGCCCGGTCTGGGTGTTCCCTGAATTCACCAAATTGTTCAATTAATATCACTATTAAAGGCCGCCACTTTAATTAACGGAATAAGAAAATTTTAGCAATGAGACGAGAGGGGAGGTTAAATGCTACTTGATTCTTTGCATGTGTGTCCTCTCCCCCTACAATCTCATCAATACCTACTTGGTCATTTGCAAGCTGGAGAATTGTGCGCCACTCTAATTGACTTGCATCGCACTGAATTAACATCTAGCGTCCTCAGTCGCACTCATCAACAATAGTCCATCGTGATCCACATGAGTGACAATGGTAATGGTAACGATCATAGGCACCATCAAAAGTCTCGTCTGTTGTATGAAACACAGTAGGTTGTTTGCAATACTTACAAGGCCAGGGTTCACCGTCTGGGGTTTTAGTTGGAATTTCTATACTCATTCTTATTTCCTTAGGAGGGCTGCTACGGGCTTAACAGGGAAGCGGTTGATCTGCACCTTAATCTCCTCAAAGAAGCCAGGGTAATAGGCCTGTAGGTCGTGTAACACCCTCTGTGCCCCATGCTGATTGATGATGCTTACAAAACCAACAATGGAGTCGTTATATTCAAGTAGTTCTGTTTCTTTAGACATTTAGTCCTTATATTCTGAGATGAAGATGTCCTGAAGTTCACTACTGAAGTTCTGAAGGTTTGGTTTGGAGCTGCTCAATCGACCAGTCTGTGCTGTGGTTTGATTAAACTGTCCATGTAAAACTCCTTCTTCCCAATTCATCTCTTGTCGGAGCTTAACTAGCCCCTTGTAATATGTCCCATTGAGCTTCTCTAGCTTAGACAGCTCTAAGATTTGCTGTATAACTCCTTTCTTTCCCTTAAGTTTACGTAACGTACCCTCATCTGTAGCAAAGATATTCTCTTTCTGCATCTCTGTTCCCTTGAGGGGTTCATAAATACGAGGGAGAATATGTTCTATAACTACATTCTTGTACTTGGGAAGACCTTTCTGAGCCCCTGTTTTAAAGAAGCCAATGTGTTCTTTAGAGTCTTCCTTAACAACGCCACCGTATAGAAAGGCAGACAGATGATCGTTACTACCAAAATTAATAGGCACGTTAGGATAGATGAGGGAGAGTGATAATTTAAGCGCTGATATTTGGTCATTGACCTCCATAGAACGTGTTATACACAGCTCCTCATCAAAGAGAAGCCCATTCATCTCCATCTCTTGTAAGATTTGGAGGTCCTGACACATGAGGTAGCACAGCTTTACCTGAGCAGGCGTCATTAGCTTTCTCTGCTCATGATAACACATCAAGGTGATTACAGCATCATGTTCTGCGTAGGTAGAGAGGATGTTCCACGGAATTTCATCTGTGTTAATTCCCTTTTCCCAATATTGTGTTTTGACAACATCTTCCTTTAATGGAATGCCATACTTCTCACATGTTTCATTCAAGCTAGGAAATCTATGGGTTTGGTTGGACAGGATAAACTCAGCAATCTGTACATCCCATATCTGCTTCTGTCTCAGTTGATGTAGTCCAACTTTTATGAGCCAATGTAAATCAAACTTAAAGTTGAACCCAATAACAAGGTCACAGCCAGTAATAAGCCCCTCAATGTGATCTGTCCCACCCTCATACAATCGAGCACCGCTGTGATGGTCAGTAGCAAAACTATAACAGACAAGCTTGTTGCGAGAATCATAGGCATTTCCTTTGCTGTGGATGGTGGTTTCAGTGTCTAAGGAAAGGAGGTTCATCTAAATAATACTGTTTTATCTACCACTATGACCATGGAAGTCTGCAAGGAAGTGCAGCAGACACGCATCAAAGCCCTTGCCAAGCAAGCAGGCGGACACATTGAGTTCAATGCACCCTACCCACATGTTGTCTCTTTTAGTGAGCCTGACTTAGCTGAGTTCGTGCGGCTGGTGCGTGAGGAACACACTACGTTATTGCAGGACATCTTGCATGATCTTCGAACACGCAACTACAAGAACCAAACTCTTAATATTGTGAACAAGATACATATGCGATTGAAGGAGCTTTGAAATAAACCACACTGACGCCCCTTTACACAGCACCAGTCGGCTATGTGCCGCTGAGTAATAAAAGGAACCAATGAAATATCCAAAACATAGAGCTAACATTTATTTAGTACAACGAGAACTTGATGGAGTTGTGTGTGGTGCCTTCTCCACTTCAGAAGGAGCAGATGAATTCAAAGGAGCATGTGAACAGGATATTCAAGACAAGAGACTATCAACAGACTTCTTCAAATTCTATGTGTCCTTAGGGACCTATTATGAAACTTAGACATAAACTTAAACAATTCAGGTGGACATGGCATACAACAACAAGGAACTGGTCTACGAACTATGGGGGGTTTGATTGGGGTGTTGGGAGGACTAAACATCAGCAGGAAGAGTAGCAACCAAATCTCACATGTCAGGAAATAAATAATGAGTAAAAAGGTATTCTATAAAGTTGTATGTTTTCCTCCTAAAAGGTATGGACAGGAGGAAC